AACTTATTCGTCTCGATGATTTCTAGATTGCTGGTATGGGTTGCAGCAAATCCAGCCAGAGCGATCAGCAACTGCTGCAGCGTGGATTTACCTGTGCCCCCAGGTCCCACAAGGTGGAGGAACCTTTCACCTGTCGTGTAACCCGTGAGCAAAGCTCGGCAGAACGCACGAATAATGATGACACGCTCGGTTCCTACACAGGAGTCAATCCATTGCAGAAACTTTGGGCACTTTGCTGTTTTGTCGTAGGGGTATGAAAGGCGGCTGCGTAGATACAGTTCTTTTTGATTCTCCGAGTCGAACTCAAATGTCTCAGCATCGAGAACCCCGTTGGTGAAGGCGATCTTCCCTCGGTTCTTGCTCCAGATTGATGTGCGGCCTCCGTCAATAGATTTCAACAGTTTCGCTTTCAGGATCTGATATACCGAGCCCACCGTGGCCGAGTTGTATCTAGGCAACACCCCGGCCGCCACAAACGTATCCAATGTTTTTACGATCCTACGCTTAATATGTTGTTCGTCCTGCAGATACCAAATTTTTCTATCGGCATCGTATGTAAAGAACTCATCTAAAGATGAATCAAACAGAAATTCACCACCGTAGTTATTTACAATGATGTCTGCTACGTCGTTCTCTGAGAATTGTCTATTGTTTTGTTGAATTTGAACCAGTTGGGCTGGTGTGTCTGGCGTGGCGGCCACCTCCATTTCCTCCGTTGATGTTGTTGTTGGTGTTGATGTGGTGTTGTTTGAGTTCGAAATATCAAATTCCGAGAGCTCTTCGAAAGATAAAACCGAATTAGTTGGTTTCGGTTTTTTGATTTTAATTTGATCTTTTACTTCCTCGGAACACAGTTCGTCGAAAGCTTGCCGGTTTGTCTTTTTGATCCGCTTCCAACCAGCTAAGTCTCCATCTTCGGAGGCTATGGCGATCGCGGGCTTCAGGTCGCTCGGATCGTTGATGCTGTTTAAGATCCGGAAGAATTTCCCATCGAGGTTCGGGCTGTATTCGTAGATATTCTCGAATATGGTGTGTGCCGTTGTCAAGGGGTCGTCGCATGTCGCGATGCCTTCGGAATTCAACCAGTTGCACCAACCCAGAATTTCTTTCAAGGCCACGGTCATGGAGAACGACCGATCCTCTACCGGTTCCCCATCGAACATGTTTCGAACGGTCTGGCTGAGTAATTTAACTAACTCAACACCGCGATCACTTTTAGATGTGGTTAGATACAGTTCGGCGTCGTGTTCGGATTCCTCTTCTTTGGGGAGCGCTGTGTATGCCGCAAACGCCTCATCAATTTTTGCTGAGGGTATGAAGTTGCTGAACACACCCAGAATGCTTTCTACTCCGGTTCCGCCGTAAAACAGATTCGGAATCTGGGTTGCTCTTCTGTCAGAGCCTGGGATTTGATCTGAGATCTGTCTGGTAAACCATTGGTAGAAACCCGTATCGATTATTGGTTTCTCTAAGCCGAACACCAGACGGAAGCGTGGCCATTCTGGAGTGTGACTCGGGGACAGATATGCAGCACTGAGATATTTTTTACAGAGGTCTAATTCCAGAGCCTCTTCTACAGTTAACTGTTGATCTTGAATTTTATTACCGTCTTTATCTTTTCCGTCCGCCTGATTATCTATATCTACGATTATTAACCCAGCTTTAATACAGCCGGTCTTTTTCTCTACTCTTTTTCCTCCGATTAAATGCCACGCACACAGTCCGTTCTGTTCGTCGCACACGAATCGAATTAAAGAATCAATATCTTCTTCTTCCTCAATCCAATTTTCATTGAATACCCGAAAGTTGCCGCCAGCCGAAATCTTTCCCGTTTTCGGATTTATAGCATTTTTGACTTGGTCGTTCCGGCTGAAGACGAATTTCACGAGACCTCCTAGTCTTGCCATTTTGCCACGACTTTCCCTGCGGCGCAGCGGAAGTCGGCGTTAAGCTTTACTACACTTAGATACATTTTTAAAGAGTTACTTGTTTTGGAGATCGTAAAACTGCCGCAAAACACTAAGCCATTGTTCGGTGTGTTTGTCTACTTGAGCCCGGCTGAAAGAAAAAATTTGAACATCGTATTCTGGAAGCGGCGTGGATACGATTATTCTCGTTTTATCGATTCGTACGCCTAAACAATCCTCTGCCGCTAATGCGTATGCGGCCATCTGCATCATGGTTTTTTTAGCTTTAAATACTCCCCCTATAAGAGCTTTTCTCACGTTGTCTGGAATGTCGCTGGTTGCTTTGGGGAAATTTAAAGAATAAGGTGACGTACTTGTTTTAAAGTCCGCTAGGATTGTCTCTCCGTTTTCATCTCGATAAATAAGATCAGGACACCCAGCATACCCATGTCCTGTTTGTTCGTTGTAGTAATGAAGTCTTCCGACTCCATCATCCCCCACATATTTTCGCCATTGTGGTTGGTTGTAGGGTGATTCGCTCCAGAGGACTCTGCCGTTCTCTAGCAGGCTGTCTAACATCTCCGGAACCCCACGCCAATAGGGCTTGTACTCTTCCGGAGGATTTACGGTCAATCCTCTAATGTGATTCTCTGTTGCAGAGTGGATCCACGTTCCCCTTTCCGCTGCTTTTTCTAGGGCTCCTGGATTACTTAGATTCCACGCATTGAGTTTTTTCCGTGTTTCTTCTGTTTGCGTGGCCGACAGAACGGATGTAACAGACGGTAGTGGACGAGGCACTCCATCACAAACGTAGTGCCTCAGGCCATTTAGAGTTAGTCTAGTTTGGGACACGTTATTGTGTCGAATTAGTCTAACTTTAGTCGATTTTATTAAAAAACCATTGAAAACGACGGAGGTAAATCTTCGTCATCATCCTTTTGGTCGCTCTCTGTATCTTCCACCGAATCCTCGTCATCATCTTCTTCCATGCCTATGAAGAATTCTGATTTTTGATATGAGAAATTTTGAGCATGGCTATTCAGTTCCTCACTCAAGCACATACCCGCACAGAAGCTCTCATTGATTATTTCGGCACACTCCTCTGAAGTACGGGCTTCTCCGCTAGGGGACACACACTCCTGCAGAAGCTGATCGGAAACCAAGATCGCACAGATCTTCTCCAGAAGTTTATTTGTTTCAGAAAGTCTTTCCAGAACATCCTTCTGGAATTTGTCGAATTTATCTTGTCGAAATGAGGTCATGGTAGTGGGGGAAGTGGATCTACTCGGTCCCAATCGAGTCCGTATGTTATCTGAGTTCCGTCGTGCCAACACTCGGGGCGTTGAAACAAGAACCAACAGCTAGTGACAGAGTCTCGGGTTGAACCCATTGAGCGGAATTTCGGGCGTGGGTTCAGCACAATGATATTGCTAATCTTGTTTGCCAAAAGAAAGCTTTTACGTTTAGCTACTGGTTCGATAAAAGATAGGCGATCTAGCACTGCGATCCCCTGTTGAGCTACTTGGATACCATACTCCAATATGTATTCTGCTTTATCACCTAGTCCCATTGTTGCGGCCACCACCCAATCGTATTTACGTTCTTTTTGTGTTACCCACCACATAGGATCTACTACATTACTTTCGTCAGTATTACTTGTTACGTTTAGTCTGTGTTTCTTCAGTTGATCTCCTAAAACATTCAGAGGGTCGTGTGGAACGAGGATTGTTCCTGTTATGAAAGAATGCTTTATTAAGGCGTGTGTGACGCCACTCGGGATAGTGTAAAAAGAGTCTGTCATGCTTTTGCGGGTTTGATCTGTCAGATCTTAATGACGGGTTTGTTTTTTGGAGGGGTTTGTCCCGTAAGCTTTAGGCAAGACATTCTGTAGATTATGTTAAATCTAGACTGGATGAGCACAGAGCAGGAGTTTCTACATAAACGTGTGATGACCGATGCAGCTAAACTCAATCGAGAGCAGTTGTTGGAGATTTTTGAAGGAGTTCATAAACAATACCTCATCCGAGCCCATCTGTTTTCTCGGTTGGCCACGTGGTGCGCCCGAAACTCCATTCTCCTTCCTGGTTTTGACGAGCTGCTTGCTCCTCGGGAAGTTGAGCATCCGTCCGGGTTGGAAACTTCTGAAGGCTGACAAAAAAAAAGGGCGGTGTCCCGCCCGTGTTATCCACTCGAATTGAGCTTAACCGACAGGTTTCGTTAGAAATCAATCCCAAGAGCCTTGGCTTGCTCTTCTGTTAGCTCTATCGCTTTCTTTTGATTGGGTGAAGGCGGCTCGGGTGCTGCTGACTTCAGCTCCTTAGGCTTGTCTTTAGCCGCGAAGGATGGACGCTGAGCATCCCCTCGCGTTGCTGCGAATTGGGCTTTGATTTCCGCGTGGTCAGCACCGAGGGGCAGCTCCACCAGATCGGAACCCGGAATATGTGACTTGAGAGCTGAGGAGCAGAAACTGCCACCTTTGTCCTCAAGCCAATCGTTGACGTCAGCGATGAGTTTTTCTTCTTCCTTGTTAGCTGCCGGGCGATCGTTGAATTCCAAGGCGTTGAAGTTGATCTTTGCGCCATCTGCCCCAGTTAGGGGATCACGTTCATTGAAGCTGCGAGTTACAAACTTCGTAGATGTGATTACGCTTGCGCAGTTGATCCTGTTGTTGTAAAGCGTCTGGAAATAACTAATGAAGTTTTTCTGAGACGACTTCCCTGAGATCATTGAAGTAGTCACACACCGTGGAGGCAACAGCCGGTGGTTCGGGGACACACCAATGTAGGCAATGCGCAAGAACTCTTCTTGATTGCGCATACCTAAGTTTCCGAAATACGGGGTAAATCCCAGGAGGATGAACTCAATTGGGATTCCATTGTCGTTTTTATCTACGATTGCGGCGTCAGGGTCTACGTCCGATTTCCACCTGCGAGCTTGAAGATCAATTCGAAGAGTATGCGGCGGGACGTTACAGAGAATTTCGTCCTGTGAAAACTGACCAGCGATAAATACCATTGTTTAGTACCAAAAAATCAGAGGGAGAAGTCAATCGAACCGATAGCAGCTGCAGCAACTTTACCTTTTTCAGGATCCGCAGCTTTCTTAGGTGTGCTTTTAGTGGACTTAGGAAGGTAAAGAATTTTGTCTGCCGTGTAGTTCAAGTACGATTTCTGATCCTTTTCGCTCGTGGAAACTTTGCCGACCACGATAGTGGGGGTTCCTGGAGCCAGCTCGGAGAGTTGCGCACTCAGTTCTCCCCACGCCGTAACCTTGAACCAAGAGGTTTCGTTTTCGTCAGATTGCCACGCTAGAGACCTGTTGGTTACCGTCGTGTCGGTAAGCTCAACTTCATCAGCTTTAGGACCGAGGCCCCCAGTCGCCATGAAGGTATTAATCGCCAGAAGATCGTGAAAGTTCTCCTCTGTCACGACCAACATGACCTGCATCTTCAGGACTCCATCAAGAGTCGGCTTCGTGGGACCCATCGCTAGCAGCGTTTGTCCTTCCTTGAGGTTCTTCAGCAGTTTTCCCACGTAGTGGTTCTCCTGCTGCAGAAGCTGCACCTTTGTTGCAACCCTTTTTTCGTTTGAAGGCAGACTTTCAGCGATTACGTTTGTGATGCCGTCTTCGGTTTGAGCCTCACCCGTGACTTTTAATCCGAGTAGGAACAGATTCATTTTTTAACCGTCGGTAAATGGTTGAGCGATGGACGTTGAGTGCCGAGGCGATCTGAGAGACCTCCACACCTTGGCTTCGGTAGGCTACTAGCAATTGCTCGTCACCGCCAGAGAGTTTTTCGTTTTTCTCACGAACGTACTCAAAATGATATGGATTTACACATGTTTTACATTTACAGTTATTTTTAGTTATAAAATCATCTTTTGGTATGTCTAGGTACTTAAGAATTAAACTTCTTAAATAATAACGTTCTCCCACTATGTAACAACACGGAACATCGTTTGTACTGCCTTTATCCCATGTGTAACATTTTTTGTGAGAGAAGTTGTTGAACGCAAGGTCTGTAAACAATTTTGATATAGCCGTCACTTTGTGCGGCCCATATAAGATGTCGTACCGATCAGCCTCTAGCGCACGGACAATATCGATCGCTTGAGCCTGCGCGTGGCCGTGATCGTTAGCCTCTACGGCTAATCTGGTTTTCTTAAAGTTTTTTACGATTACTAATGTGTAATTCTCAACCATTCACTACTTTCTAGTTGCTCCTTTCTTTTCTGCTTTCGCTTTAGCTATGGCTTTTGCTCCTGCTGTTGAGAGTCCGGAAGCTTTTTTAGTTGCGCTACTGGTCTGGACTCCAGCCTGTTTTAATTGGGCTGCTCCGCTAGCGCTCACTTTAGGAGCTTGTCTTGCAATTTTTTGTAACTGAGCGGGGGTGGCTCCGCGGCTTAGGAGAGCTTTGACGTCTCTGCCGCCGAGTCCAGCGCCCCCAAATCTCTTAAGGTTATAAGACGAAATTCCCTTCTTTTTCGGTATTGCTTGAGTTGGTTGTTCTTCTGTTCCTCCCGCTTCCTGCGTGGGAGCATACCGTTCTTCGGGCATCATCGCACCGAAGTCGGGTATTTCGAATTCAGGCATTTGGAATTCTGGGAAAGTTAAGTCAGGTAGTTCCTGCCCCATCCCCGCTCCTGCACCTCCGCCGGTTTGTTGGCTGCGAAGTTGTGAAATACTGCTGATTAAATCGTCAATACCCAAATCTTTACGAAGTTTTGCGACATCTTGGAGAGGGTTTGTTGCGCCGACGTTTGTCGGATTGAAAACCTGTGGATTTGCTAAGCGAGCTGCAGCTCCCTCTGCTTGTTCTTCAGCAGAGCTTGCTCCTAATCGGCCCCCTCTACTCGGCTTCAAAAATTGACCTGCTGTTTTTATCGTTTCCTGCGCTGCTTCAAGAATGTCCGGCGTGGCGGCGCCGAATTGCGGAAGTTGACCGGCGAAACGACGCTGACGAGCCACGACTAAACTAAAACCCTTTCTAAATGTTAGCTTACTTGATTTGAATCACTTCGAATGTAATACCTTCGTAGCCCATGTCCTTTTTTAATAACCATATCTAAAGTTTTTATGAAGGATGACGCATCTTCATAGTTTTTGAATACTCTGGCTTTTTCTATGTTCTTAGTGTATTTAGCTACTGTATCTTGATTTAGAACTTGTTCTATGTACTGTCCGTTTGGGCTTAAAATTAGCCAAGCCTCCTTGAAAGTCAAGTGAGTGAGCTTAGCCACTTCCGAGTCGCTGTACAGAACATGATTTTGTTTAACTTTAACTTTTTTTGTTTGTTCAGAACCCTTTTTAAAACTTACTTCAATTTTGTGTTTCTTTTTTAGCGCTCTGGCTTTATTACTTGCAATCAAAGGAGATTCGAACAGCTCGGGCAAAATATAGACATCATCTTCACCATTAATTACAGCTAGATACACTCCATCTGCTTTAACGGTAAAAACCTCCTTATCAGGATTTTTAGAGAATTTAGCCAAATCCATTTGAGCTCCTTTGTTGCGTGGATTTTATTTGGCGGACCAATCTTTGCCTACACCGGGTTCCGCTACTAACCGCGTTTTTTTAAACACAGTTTTGCCAGCATCTACCATAAGCTGTTCTAGCTTTTTTAGCCACAGGTCTTCCAATCCTTCCTTAACTTCTAAAACGCATTCGTCGTGTACTACAGCGATTAGTCTCACATCGTCATTTAAGTATTCGTTTAAATTACCTAGAGCCACTTTAAGACAGTCTGCTCCTGTTCCTTGGATCAGGGTGTTTGCAGCGATCGTCATGCGGCTGTCGTCGTACGAGAGAAGCCTTCGTCTACCCATAGCCGTCCGGGTATAGCACCAACCATCTTCAACAAGCGCCCCGCGTTCTCGGTGCCATTCACGCAGGCGTGGATACGCAGAGTGAAATTTGCTGCGAAGGACTTTGCTTTCGGACAATGATAGGTGGACATTGAAGGATGCTGCAGCATACGTCTTAAATTTTCTAAAACCTAGTCCATATATAAAGCCAAAGTTAGCTCCCTTAGCTTGTTGTCTCTGTAGTTTTGTTACTTGATCTATTTCGCAGTTGTTGATTAAACTTGCCGTTAGCGTATGTAAATCTATGTCGTTGTTATACGCCTCTTGCATTTGTGGGATGTCAGCTAGCTCAGCCAGCAGCCTCAACTCCATCTGACTGTAGTCAGCGATGATTAGGGAGTATCCTTCGCTAGCGATAAAGCATTCCCTAAATGCTTTAGATCGAGGCACTTGTTGCAAGTTGACACCGTAAGTAGTTTTCTTCTTCGTCTTAGTTCCCCGGGCAGCCCCGGAGCAAGTGAATCGTCCGCTGTTTGCTCCTACTTGGTTATAAAAACTATGTATTCTAAGTGTTACAGGATTTATGTTATCTAGGAGTTTGACGGCGTGCTCTAACTGCGTTTCTATTTTTGTACGCTCTCTATAGAGATTTAAAACTTCGTCGTCGCTGTCAAACTCAGAAAGAGCGATCTGGTTCAGCGTGGGCTTGCCTGACTCTTCGTCTACAGGAACTGCAATGCCGCAGAGACTAAAGGCAGTAGTAACTTGAGCTGTAGAGCCAGGATTGAACTCTTTCTTAGCTCGTTTCCCGAGAGCCACCTCTCCGTCTTTGTTCCTGGGGAGCTTATGTCCTTCAGGCAACCGGTCGTCTAAGGCTTTGAGAAACTCTGCTGTTTTGGTGTCCAGCTCTTTCTCAATTTTATCTTTTAGCCCGTTTAATTTGTTTATATCGACTCGGAATCCGGTGTAGCACATCCTAGATACTGGGCGGATACACTTAGATTCGATTGCATATATCTCCAATAGTGCCTCTTCTTTTAGTTCTGCGAGTTGCTCTGCGGCAATTGATGGCAGTACGTCCACATCCGTGGCTGAATACTCCACCTGTTCGAATGTAAGTTCCGGTGCGCTCCAGTCGGTTAGACGCTGCTCCTTATCCAGCTCAAGACCTAAACGCCTTTGTGCGACCGCTTTCAAGGAGCAAGACAAATCTGCGAAATATGGTTTGTTTGCTTTTGGGGAGACTTTCTTTTCTTTAAAACCCGCCCTAAGAACCCTCTCCGCAACGAACGTATCAAAAATTTTATTTTTAAAGTCCACGCCTATTGAATACAGAAACTGCATATCGAAGTTGGCGTTGTGGATGACCAATAGATCTCGGGACTCGATTAAATCCCGAAGAGCTTGTGTTGGTTGTGTTTTAAACAGATCAAAAACGTATATGGTTCTGTTGTCAATGTTGGGGTTAGCGTCACACAGCTGAAGCAACCGAAGCTTAGAAACACTTGCCTGCAGCCCCGTGGTTTCTGTATCTAAGCAGAGTTTTCTAACGTCCTGCAGATCGGCTATCGCTTTCTCTGCTTGTTCTTTTTCAGTTAGATACAGAATGTTCATGAGTATTTTTAGGTAAATAAAAGCACCCTCAGAAATCCCGAGGGTGCGGCCAGTTTACTCTGCTCAGCGTTCGATGCGTTTCCGGAAAAGAAGTTTCGCAAATGATTCGCAATCTGACCAGAGTTCGGCGAGAGCGACGCCTTTTTCGCTTGCTCGAATCTTGTAAAAGACCCTACGCATATCTTTTGCTCTTCTGTCTCGGTTTGGATTACTAGATCCTACGGACACTTCACTAAGGACTTCAATAAGATTGTGCTTCTGACAGAAAAGCATACCCTCCCTCAGACTGATATACATCGGGGATACGTGGAAGGTTTTCTTCCTTTCAACCCCTTTAACAAGCTCACAAGGTTGGAGGAAACCAGCGTCACCCAAAACAAAACCCCGGTATGCCGTGGAGTTGTTAGGCAGACTTCGAGTGATCCAGCAATCATTAACAAACTCCGTAGCGATGCGTCGAAGCGTTGTCCATTCCTCTTGTGTTGTTCGAGAAACGATCAGAGCAACTCCTGCGGCCCAGTAGGCGTCGCTCCGATGGAGTTTGTCGATGATGTCCTCCAGACTCAGCACCTGCTCTTCGTACGCCGGTTTAGCGGCTCGGACGAGAGTCCTGGGTGATGCGATCTTTTTTGTTTTATCAGAGCGCCCCATCGAGATTCGCCAAGCCAGACTGGCAAGCTCTTGATTTCCTTCTTTCACGGATAGGTCGAACAGCATTTTGCTGTTGACCTTCCGCATGTCGAGGAACTTTTCTAGATCGATCCGCAGACCTTGCAAAGGGTCTAGCCCTGTCGCAGTCAACAGCGCCGTGGCCTCCGAGGGTTTGATCGGAGTCCCTTGCAAGTGGAAGTCAAAGTTCATGTTAGTAGACATGTGAACAGTTGGAACAGTAGAATTCAATGCTGTGAAAGGCAAGTGTCTCAACTTTTTCTTAAGATTTCCGTATCGAACCCTGGAATAATTTTTGAGTCATGCTCTTCCGGTTTGAGTGAAACACACAAATGAATGTGTTCGGATATTTTTGATGTTATTTGATCCCAATCTGGATCTCCTAAATTAGTGAATCTCAGCAACTGATCAAAATCTCCTATTCCAAAATAATGTTCTAAATAATTTCTAAGCGGCAGACATATTTCAAAATACATAGTTCTGTTTACATCGCTTGAGACTATAGAAAAAGTTCTAGTTTCTTTTAGAAACTTTAGATGCGCGTTGTGATACCAGAAATCTACCGCGTGGCAGCCCTCCAGATTGCGTCGAGTTACAACTGAAGTAACCCAGTTCCTGAGATCTTCGATTGTTTTATCATCTTTGTGGTATTTGTTTTTAAGTTGTAGTAGTACTTCAGCTGGTGTCGAAACCATTAATCTTGCTCTGGTTCGTTAAAGTCAAGCTCAAGATCTTCTCCTGGTTCACAGTTTCTCAGTCGCACCCATTTAAACTCTCCGTTTATTCTGCCGTAACATATATAGTATTTGTTTGTATTAGGATCAAAATGTAGAGCTCCTACATGTTGCGCCGTTCGGTTTATCTGATCGCGGATAAGAGCTATTTCAGATTGTCCTCGTTCGTAGTATTCCGCGATGTCAATTAATTCTTCTACGGTGTTTCTTGATTCCTTCATGGCTATCGAATGCACTTCTGAATTGCATCAACTGTATCTAGTGAGTTTGAGATGTTCACGCTGAATGTCTCATCGCTAAACAAAGTGCAAACTTCAGGGACTGCCATATTTAAACAAACAGTGCTTACCTGAGTCCCTGTATTTGTTTTAAACGTTTTAAGAGACCTGATGAAATTTTCTCCGACCTCTGCTTGTCCATCAGTCAAAATCACAACGTCGGCTTTAGGTTCTTTAGCACCCTGCCGTACCACGTGGTTAATCACGGCGTTGAAGGATGTTCCTCCGCCGAGTGTCCAGCTTGTTAGCTCGTCGAGCATTTCTCCCCTTGTAAGACCACTCTCTTGGATTTCCAGAAGCTCCATGACGGCTGTGTCAAAGAGGTTCACATAGATTTTTCTGTGTTCTTTTTTGGCTTGTTCCGCGATAACCAAAGCAATAGCTTTACTCCAAATTTCTAACTCACCACTCATCGACCCAGAAGCATCGATATACATGATGATGGGACCTTTGCCAAGATCTTTTCTGTGAGCCGTGAAGTCCTTTGTCATTAGAGTTTTCTGAGAGTATTTAAGGGCAAACAGAGCTTTACCTTGCGGCGTGGCAGCTAAAGCCAGCTCGGATGGAAACGCTTTAATGACGTTGTTGCTGAACTCTGCCCCGGTTACAGATTCGTAATGAGATTTAGCCAGCCGTGCCCTTTTCCGCTCTTGCCAAATTCTCTGCAGAGTCCCCAGCTTTTTAACTATTTGTTTTAACTTGGCGTTATTCTGAAGCTTTCTGGCGAGTGCTTTTTTCTCTTCTATATTTTCAGTTCGTTGTCTTTCGCCAGCTGTCGTACCCCATAGTGTTGACATAGCTTCGTTTGCTTCCTTACTTTCCGCCAGAGTTTCATCCATTATCTGATTTGCCTTCCCTTGGATAAGTTGCCTAGCTTGTTCGATGGCTTCATTCAGTTCTTGATTGAGCTCCTTACCCTCCCTTCGGTATTTGTTGGCGGCGGCCGCATCTCCTGCAGCTTGAGCTGCTTTGAAGTTTTGCCGAAGTTCTTCGAGTCGTTGCCCAGCGTGGACAAGCAGCTGCGTGTTAAAGATTCCTTCGTCTATTGCCTTTTCTAATTCATCAGAAAGTTTATTTAAGATCACCACAGCGTTGTTCGCGCTGTTGTATTGCTCACCGCTGCAGTGCTGCAGCATCTGGGGCCACGCCGCCGCAGCCGATAAGTCATCCATGATTGCATACCATAAACCGTTTTCCGGTTTGTAGCCCTTCGGGAAGGCTGCTTTATCCCCGTTGCATAGTTTTCTAAAGTAGTCCTCGTATGCCTCTAATGAAACCAACCAATTAACATCATCAGCTTTATAGAGGCGTTCGAACAACTCCTTACCGAATCTAGATAGCTGTTTAACATTGTGAGTTTCCGTTAAATACCTTACTGATGGTCTCGCATCTCGGATAAAGTCTTCCCAGAGAAAGTCTGCCAGCGCAGAGCAAGCCAGGGTCAGCGGCTCGTTGTTTGTAAGCCGAATAAATTCGATGTTTGTTTTGGGGTTCATGATTACCTGCTGAATTCGTTTAAAGCTTTAGCAAACGTGGCGCTGTGTGTTTCAAGTGATTGAATCAGTTTCACACCATCCGCTCTTGTTCGAGCGCTTATGCGCTTTTTATCATCATCGAGAACTTCAGATACTTTAGTCTTGATTGTGTCGATGTCTTTGTGACAGCGCCGTAAGAACATAACGTATTCATTTAAATCCTGTAGTCCCTTGGATTTGAATCTGTGCGCTGTTGCCGTGTACTCCGAAAGAATTCCTGCTGCGGCTCTTTTCGCCGTGGCGAGAATGTTATCGGCAGTCGGAATCTCTTGATCGATGGTTTCTTTAATTGTTAGTTTATCGTCTTCAGATTTATAGACGATATGAATGATGCTGTTGTGCATATGTTCTGGGCATAGTTCGCTATCTCCCTGCACGATTGCCCACGCCTTGAGGAATTTCAGAATCTGAACTCTTCGGCGATCGCTTACCGTGATGGACCTTTGCTGCAGCATCTCCCACACAGAACCAAACTTATCCAAGAAGTCATCCGAAATCTTTACGTTTTCAGCCGCTTCTTGTAGTTCTTTTAGTTCTGCCAGGGTCAAATGTTCGCCGACAGATGGTCTTTTCTCAATCCCCAACGCCCACTGATCGAGAATTCGTTTGGAACTTGGTTTTCTTAATGGCAGCACAGTCGGACGGAAGAGGAATCGATCCGCAAAAGCTTGTAGAGATTCCTCCTCGGGCCAGCTATTTGTTGCAGCTACGATCGATTCGATGGGGGTTTGGATGTATTCTTTGCCGTTATTAAAAGTCCTTTCGTTTAGGAGCATCAGCAAAGAGTTGAGAATCGCTGAGCTACCTCGGAACATCTCATCTAAGAATCCGATATGAGCTGACGGCAGATACCCGTCGACATCTCGGCTGTATTCATCCTGCAGCAACTTGGTCACGGCTACGGGGCCGAATACTTCCGAAGGATCTGTCGTGGGAGTTAATAGATAACCAAAGTAGTTCGCTCCGGAAATCCCTTTGCAAATCGATCGGACAAGATCAGATTTGCCGGTGCCGGGTTCGCCAAGTAGGAATGCGTTTTGACGGCTTATTAAAGAAGCCAACAACCCGTCGATAATTTCTTCCCGTTCGAGATTGGCGACGTTAAGCCAAGAGCGAAACGTTTGAAGCTTTACAAAAGTTTTGTTGTTCATGGTTAGTTTGGTTTAGGTGATCAGAAATCGATGCTGTTTGCTGTGTCGCTGGAAGCTTCTGCTTCGTCTGCTACCTCTTCGATTAAGTTATCGAGGTTTTCGGTAGCTTCGCCAATAAGTTCCCGGCGTTGTTCCACTAGTTTTTTGAGTTGTTTAGCCCGCTGTTCGTAGACATCTAGTTCTAGGTCTACGTCTTTAATTAACATGTCGAGAGCATCGCTATTCTCCACGGTTTTAATTCGATCACATAAAGTCTTGTAGCTGTTTGAGAACGTCAGAGATTGTTGCAGAGCATGTAAGCCTTTAGAAGCGTTTCTGTTGTTGCAAATTTCCTCCAATTCTGCTTTGATCTCGTCTTGAACTTGAAAGAATTCTTTAGTCCCTTGAGTCCGAACGCCGCGGTCTGGATCTTGAATATCGATGCCGGCTTGTAGGAGCCGTTGCGAAAGTTGTGATAGGTTTTCGAAACCGGAAACCGAGTCGCTGATTAGCTTGAGCTTTTCGGCAGTGATCTGCCAAGAACCCCGCTTCTTGTTCCCTCCCGTTTGCTGTCTGCCGATCTTGCTATCCGAGCGGACGTCAAGGTCATCTAACAGCTCTGCGCTTATCATTAGCGCTTTATCTGCTGCATTATTCTTAGCTGCTTCCAGCACTTGAGCTGTGTTAATTTGATTTTCGTAAGCGGCTAGTCCGATTGAATCGCCATCAATCGGTTTATCAACTTTATTTAGAGAGACTGGGAGGGGTCCCAGCACTGATACGCGGATAGGGGTTTTATATTCTTGCCGCGTGGGGAAGATTCGGAGATATGCTTCGTATGCGAGCTGGAACTCCTCCTCATCCTTAAAGAGTGGGCGAAGGATTCCTTCTGCGGTTTCCTTCCAATTTTGGAATTCAGACTCCCATAGATCCTTCAACTCATCATTTGCCTTATCTGCTTCCTTACGAATTTCCTTAATTAGTTCATTAGCGCACTCAAAGTAGGAAGCAGTGACAAAGTGACAATCATTATAATGAATACAATACCCATCATAAAGTTCACGCTGCATAACGCGTAGCGAATCAAGTTTTCCCTTAAGTGCGTTGCTGAGATTCGGCCGAAGACTGACAGTGTTGTTCTTTTCAAGGGTCTCGATTACTGATTGCGGAAGTTTAAGATCATCAAATTTGATCTGGACACTTTGTCGCACGCTGGCGGATACTGAACAAGCCAGAAGATAGTGGGTTGTCATCTGAGGTAGTTAACTAAATGTGTTGGTTTGGTGTATGAAAAAACCTCCGAAAAACGGAGGTTTGCTCTCCCTAGCGGCTTTCCCCGCCGCGGCCATCTTACCGGATGTAACCCCGTATGTACAGGGTCGGCCACAGAACTCATGAACTGATACGGTTTAGCCCTTCCGGAGCCGAGTGAACGCTAGGGAGATTCGCTCCGTCACTTCGTCACATTCGTGAGCTGTTACGAGCTGCTCGGCCGTATGCTTGAGTGCGAGCTTGGCTAGCTTCAGTTCTTGCTCTAGTTTTGCGACTTTGGCCTGGAGCTTCTCCAGCTTGTCGTGCGGCGTGGGGACTTTAGAAATCCTCACAACGATGTTTGTGTTGTAAACAGGGAATTTGAAGCGGCTCTCTGATCCGGAGAACACGCTGAGATCCAATCCTTCTGCTTCCGCTATTTGGATGTCTCGAAGCAGGTTGTCTCTGGACGCTTCGAAAGGCACCCCGAAAGATTGATCAAGCGCTGCTTGAGCGTTGTCTCGCTCATCAAACGTTTCGGCGGCGAGCTCGCCGAGCTTAACTAGCTCGCTGGATCGGATGCTCATGGTGGTAATCAAGTGATGTTAATCCACCCCGTTTTGTGCGGCCGGTGGCGCCGCGTCAATACTAGGTGATTTTAGTGCCCTCGTAAAGGTGTAGACGGCGCTGGGGAATCGAACCCGCACATGCTCAAATCAAACTGGCTTCTGATGAACAGCCACCAGGCGCGCCGCCCTCTACCTAAACAATGTACCGGTGTTTCGAAGTTTACCGTTTTAAGTAGACGGCCACTTTTAAGGGATCGTTGATTGCGTTTTTAGTCATGAAGATCCTCTTAGCTTTTTCGGGGGATTCTGCTTTCAAGGAGCATTCGTACTGCCACGTCGGCCTGTAGGCTCTCGAGAAAATGTCAAACTCTTTTTCGGAGACTTCGAGATGGTGCGGCACGCGTGGCTGAATGAATAACTCGGAAATCATACCGTAAAACGAAAGTCAGTTTACGTATGTTTAAGGTGTTTATCTAAATGTTTTATTCTCCTATGAAGATACTTTGTTAAACCTGTGTTTAATATAAACTTCTATTCTCTTTAGCTCTGCTTAACGTAATTTGCCGATTTTAAGCGCAGTCATTGACTACTTAAAGTTGGATTTAATAACATCCAGAAACAACAGTGCAATACCTAATACTAGGAACACAGCGTTGTAAGGGAAGTTATTTATTATGCAAGTGAGCACAAAACACCCTGATGCGATCACCAAGAATAAATTGGTATCTTCAAATTTAATCATGCTTGAGGTTTGCGGAGGCTTCTGTTAAGTTGCAGTAACGAGTTTGACCGCGTGCCTCAACGACATCGCGTATTTTGTTAAATAGTTTTGCTAGCTCATCTGCTGACACAGGTTCGCTTAAACCTATTTCAAGCTGGATGTGCGTAAAACTTGGAGACTTATCACTCATTTGAATTAGTTAGAGAAAACGGGGTGATCTAGATTGGGCACTACAGTCCACATTTCGTAGGCCCTGTCGATCCAGATGATTCCTCGCTTTTCAAGCGCTGTAGCAATCCTTCTGGATTCTGAGTCGTTATGGATGTGGAAAGCCCTAGAGATTCCCGGTCCGTAAAGCTCGATTTGCCTTCTCATGAATGAAACCATTTGCTTCTGTAAGTAGCCCAGTGGTTTGGTGTTCATCGGATAAATGCTTGAAGAGGTTAGTATGTTAGGCGGTTTTAGTATATTACAAACTAAACCGTGCGGCGGCCCCGCGGAGCGGGAGAGAGCGCATGATAGGACGATTGCTCACCTTCCCAAGATTTGCACGGTTTCTTGGCGACATAATATCGCGCCGTGGGATCACGTAGCCCATACTCTCGTGCAGCTTGATACGATTCTTTAGCGTCTTCATATTCTTCTATCGTCACCACGACCTTCGATTCGTCCCTGCGTTGAATGTAGTAAGGCACTTACCCTCACTTAATGTTCAGTTACTCTCGGCCAGGATATATTCCATCGCTGGAATAATATCCTCTTCGATCACACCTATTAGATCTTCTGAGAGATTCTCACTCATGAGGATCTGTTTGTATCGGGCGACAGCGTGGTACGCCAGAGAGTAAGAATCCATGTAGTAGACGTCGTAAGGAAAGTTGTTCATTGTTTTAGAAAGGGTTTGTCCAAGTGTTTGCTTGTCGATCTGTAATCATTCTCTGTTTGTTTAACAGATCTACAAAGTTGTTGAAGGCTTCTCTCTTAGCCACATAATCCCCGCGCAGTTGAGGATCGTAACTAAGAGAGTTGCGCCAAAGATCGCGAAACTCATCAACAACTTGAGCTTTAGTTAGCGTCTTCATGTTCAGAAATTTGATTACGGAGATCAGTGATTGCGCATTGGAGGTTGTAATAAGTTGCCGAGGATCTTGTATCCTCTAGCGCGCACTCCATCTGCCACAGAGCTTCTTTAGCGTCTTCGAGTGTCGGAAAAGTGTCTGTGCA